CCTGGGCGTGGTTGGTTGGCGAGTGACATGATTTCCGCTTCCTCGGACGCGTTATACATAACGCTGGAGGTGCGAGCCATCTTATCGTCGTCTGCAACGAACACCGCGACATAGTCTTCCTCATCGTCGTGCTCAAAGTGATAAATCGTCTTCTTGCCGCGATTGCGGTAGTGGACGTTACCTTCGTGCTCTATACGCAATTCCTCATCGAAGTCAAATTGGTCATATCGGTTCTCAGTTCGCTGGAAGGCTTCAAAGTCTTCGTAGCCGGTGATACCGTGTTGATTCCACATCGTTGCTGCAATATCTTTGGCCTGGGACCACTTAGAAAAGTGGCCGTTGTCCATGAAGGACTTTGCTAACGGTTTCCAAGGTGTCTCAGAATGGGATGTTGTTTGGATGAAGGGGAAGCGATGTCCGCGGGGTAAGCCGAGGTCTGCTTCTTTCCCAGTAAAAGGATTGGTGTAGATGACGCCAAGTGTATCGAGGCCGAGTGGGGCGAAGATATTGACTGACGTGCCAAGATTTAACTGGTCTGCGTAAGAGCCGGTGTGGTGGATCCCAATGACGCTAGCGCCGGAAAGGAGAGGGGAGCCACTAGCACCACCACAATTAGGAGTTGAAGCCCGGTGTGGAAGAGCGCCGACTACTTTGGGAGTAGCTGTCGGACCGGTTGAGCATTGCAGTCGCCCTAATGGGGTGAGAGCATAGACCAACACGGAATTATGGACGTGGTTGGAATAATTGGGGGACAGGGCTTGGCAGCCGAGGCCTGACCAAACGCTCGTAGGAACATTGATCAGGACTACATCGTAAAAGGCGGAACTTACCTCTACACTCCATGACCGGTCAAATTCGATGAAAGATCTATCATGTTGAATCCAGAACTGCCTATCTGCGCGCAGGAGAACCTGGGCGTATTGATGGGCCGTTATGACTAGCATTGTCGAGCTAGTGCCGGAGTCGTGGAAATGTTTGTCATCGTATTTCATTCTGAAGCCGAGTCCATAAGTGGACTGGGGATCAAAGCCGTGCAATGGAATGGTGGCTGGGTCAAGGTTGTCGTGTAGGGACACGAGGCCCTTGGGCCAGTTGTTGACGGGGTAGGTGGGGTTGCCACGTATCCGCTT